ATTACTTGTGAAGTAGATGGAACTCCTGGTGTCGATGATATGCCAGGTAGATTGGTATTTTTCACAACAGCCGATGGTGCGTCATCACCAACCGAGCGCCTACGAATCAACAGCTCGGGAAATCTTGGAATTGGAACCACGGCGCCTGTAGGTAAAGCATATATTGCAGGCCCAAATGCATCCACTTTTGGTGTAGCAGCAGACGCCGCACTTAATCTTGGTGCGGCTAACGGTGCGGTTGTTAACAGAGTAGTCAATCTCAATTTTGCTTGCGTTGACAGTGCAACTAATGCTGTGGCTGCAGTTGGCATGAAATACACCAGCCAATCCGGATTTGGCAAAGGTGATCTAATTTTTGGCACTCGTAGTGTTACTACTGACACCGCGCCAACCGAGCGCCTACGCATCGACAGCTCGGGCAATCTTACAGCTTATAGCGGCAGCACTGATGGAAATTATTTTGCAATTACAGGAAAGCATAGTCCTGGAAATGATTACAACAGAAGTGAAGTTAGGTTTGGCGTAGAACAGAACGCTAATGGTTTAGGTTTTCTTGCGTTTGCTACTGGAAATAATACTGCCACCGAGCGGATGCGAATCGACAGCTCGGGGAGGCTGTTAGTAGGGACAACAACTGAAGGCCATGCCGACGCAGATGATCTTACTTTGCAGGCAAGTTCTGGTTATACCGGAATTACTTTAAGAAGTGGTACAACTTCTGGTGGTGCAATTTACTTTTCTGATGCAACAAGCGGGGCAGCAGAATATGACGGTCAAATTCTTTATAGCCAAAATGCGCAAAAGATGACATTTGGGACGGCGAGTTCTACCCAAATGGCAATCGACAGCTCGGGTACTGTTGGAATTAATAATGATATTGTTTTTGGTAATCAATCTGCATCAGGCACAGGTGGTACTGGAAGACTGGTTGCAACTGGAGGAGAAGTTTTTATTCAAGGCGGTTTAGCTAAAACAAGTGGATCATCCGCGCCAATTGTATTTACAGCCTTCGGTGGTGTTAACGAGCGCATGAGACTCGACAGCTCGGGAAATCTTGGGATTGGAACAACAAGCCCAGTATTTAAGTTTCACGCTAATGAAACAAGCGGTCCATCTATTGCCGGGTTGTTTCAGACAAATCAAACGGAGTCTTTTATCTCTTTTGCAGCAAGCGGGACCACAGCCACTTCAACTGTCCGCCTTGGCGCAAGTGGAGACAACTTAATTGCATTCGTGAACGGCGGTGAGCGCCTACGAATCGACAGCTCGGGCAACTTGCTAATTCATCAGGCAGCTTCAACGACACCAGGCACTGGAAACGTTTCAGTTGGTGCTTCTTTTGAAAAAACTAGCACTGATGGCAGCGCTTTGCACCTTTCGAGGTCTAATGGACCTTCGTTATTCCTAAACGCTAACGCTAACACTCAAGTTGCAAGATTTCATGCGTCTGGCACGGAAGTAGGCAGCATTTCGATCACAGGTAGTGCAACTGCATTTAACACTTCATCTGATTATCGTCTGAAGGAAAACGTTGTCAGCCTTGACGACGGAATTACGCGCCTCAAGCAGTTATCTCCTAAGCGTTTTAACTTCATTGCTAGTCCTGAAAAAACTGTTGATGGCTTTATTGCCCATGAAGCGCAAGCTGTTGTCCCACAGGCAGTTAGTGGAACGCACAACGAAGTCGACGATAAAGGCAACGCCGTCATGCAACAGATCGATCAATCCAAACTTGTGCCACTGCTAACTGCTGCGTTGCAAGAAGCAATTGCAAAAATTGAAACCTTAGAAGCGAAGGTTGCAGCGCTTGAGGCTGGCTGACGGCAATCCGCCCTGTTCTCAAGCGGGGCTTTCGCGTTTACACTGTCCACAACACTTTTTAACTCATGGCTACGACAACCACCTGGGATATTGCACAGCTGGAGCGGGAAACTGCTGACGGCTATGTGTTCACCGCTCACTACACCGTCAACTCAACAGACGGCACCTACAACGCTGGTGCGTATGGGAGCGTTGGCTTTGAGCGTCCTGAGACCTTGGTTCCTTATGCGGATCTGACTAAAGACGTTGTCATTGGCTGGGTGAAAGAAGCCATCGGCGGTGCTGACAAAGTTGCAGAAGTTGAAGCAGCTTTGCAAGCGCAGCTTGACGAGCAAAAGACCCCAACAAAAGCTAGCGGAATGCCTTGGGGTTGATGGAGCGCCCTGACCCAATGATCCCTTGCAAACCAGGGGCGCAGGATGTCATCGCAATGCGTAATCGTGTGCGGTGGATTGACGCTTTATACGAGCATGATGGTCGGGATAATCTTGATCATCCAATGCACGGCTTATACACCGGCTTGCACATCAAATATGCGATTTGGGTCGGTAACCACTAAACGGAATGGCTGACGACCCATCGGCAGTTTTGCCTAAAGCCTGTAAGGTGGGCACGAAAAACGCTAATCAACAATCTAATGATCAAGCGCATTGTTTTTGGTGCAGCCGCTGGCGCTCTTGCCTTGGCTCCCCTCTCTGCAGTCGCAGGCCCATACGCCAACATTGAGGCAAATGCTGGTTGGAGCGGCAACGACTACTCAGGCAGTGTTACTGACATCCACGTCGGCTTTGAGGGTGGTGATGGCCCTTACAGCTATTACATCCAAGCGGGTCCTGCACTGGTTCAGCCGGATGGGGCTGACAGTGAAGTTGAATTTTCCGGCAAAATTGGCGGCGCTGTTGCTGCTTCTGAGAAGCTTTCTGTTTATGGAGAGATCTCAGGAATCACTGGTGACGACAACAACAGCTACGGCGGCAAGGCTGGCGTCAAGTTCCTTTTCTGATTAACCTGCTAAAGCGGACCTAAACACACCCGCAGCCTCCCGGTGGGATTAAATCCTCACACCAAGCCGGGAGGTTTTTTCTTGGAGTAAAACATGCAGAAGTACATCAACGTATTAGCGGTGGGCGGTTTTGCTCTTGCTGCTGCTAACACTGCTCTTGTTCTGGTTGCTGTGGTGCGTGGGCCAGCCATTGTCGAGGAAAACCTCGGCAAGATCCAGGCATTGATGATTGAAAAGATGCACAGCGCTTTGAGCGATTCTGTGACTGAGGCAATGCCTAGTCAGGTGAAAGAGCTGATGCCCGGCACGACTGGCCCTGCTCTGCCTTTTTAGTGCCTGAAATTCCGACAATTGGTGTTGGCAGGGTTTGGGTGGAGGCTCCAGCTTTATCCGTTCCAAAAGCCCCGCCAGTGACGGTCAATATTGGCTTGCCAGTTGTGGACATGCCAACGTTTGACCCGATGGATTACAGGCCAAAGCGATTGGTCGAAGATCCAAAGGCTGTTTTACCCAAACCTTCGAGTCCTGAAGCACCACCACCGCCACCTGCAGCTCCGCCGCAACTTCCGCAGACTAAAGCTGTTGATGTAGACCCAAGATGCCCACCCCTGCGGGCAAAGGAGGTTGGAACGCTTGTCCAAAATGGTTCAAAAAGAATTGCGGGCTACGAGATACAAGACGGTAAATGCGTCGTCCTGTATGAAGAGATCAAGTTGCCTGAGCAAGTTTTAGCAGCAATTCCGTCATTGCCGCAGGTCACAACGGTGGGGGTTACCGCTGCTGTTGGTGTGACTGCTGGCTTAGCGACACCGCTGCTGCTTAAAGCAGTGAAGCCAGCCGTAAAAAAGATTGCAAAGAAGATTCAGGCTTTGCTGGGGCGGAAGGCTAAACCTGTCAGCGTTTTTGAGAGGAGACGGGCGCAGCGGTTGTCGCGGAAATAGCGTGCCTGTGAGGCAGCACTTGCCCTGGCTTTGGTTTAATTACTACGTCAGCGCAAACAGCAAAATAAGGTGACTTAGGATGAAATTCGATACCTTTCAGCTTTAGATCACCGCAGTTTTTAAGTCTTGCAATTTCGTATTCAAGACGCTTTGTCTCAGCAATTTGTTGCTGCATACGGATATTTGCATCAACCATTTGTTTGCATTTTGCTTGAAGCCCACCATCTAGGGGGATTGTTGCCTGTACTGACAAGCCACCTGACCAGTTGTGAGTATCTTTTTGACCTGTCCTTTTTTGCATGTAATAGAGGATTGATCCTGGATTGTCGAGTAACCCGTCATCATCAAGGTCAGAAATATCGTATACGGGATCAAGAAAGTGACCCACGAACGGATTTTGCCAGCTTTTAGTCCTGTTGACATAAGGGGTGATGGTGAGGGTTGGGCCTTGGCATTGAACACCGCTGCCGTAGGAATTAGTAAAAGCCTGTGATGGCGCAATCATCACCGCTTGATTCGTGACGCTGCCAGAGCTGGTTGCTGTTGGTGCGGCAGTTGCAGACACGCCGCCGATAGTTTCGGCGTTAGCTGGTGACGCTAGAACTACTGCGAGAAGGTAGAGATAGTGTCTGTGATTTGATCGATTTCGGTAACGCGCTGAATTGTGGTTGTGTTGCTCAGCCCTGGACCGGAATAGGTCTCGACAAATTGAAACGCCGCGCCAGGGTCTGCGATGTTCCAGCTTGGCTTGTTGTCTACGTTGAGGGCTGACCATCCATTTACTGTTGTTGTGCCTGGCGTCAGGCTGGCCCCATCGACGGGTTCAATGTTAGTGCCACTGACCGAGTATTCCCAGCCAGTGCCATATGACTCGCTGACAATTGTTTCAGTGACCTTGCTTGTGGTTTCAGTGTGGCTCGTCATAGAGCCAGTAGTGAAGTTAGGAACGATTGGAGCGGATTGCGCTGGCTTGGCAAAAACAAGCGCTTCGCCTATCAGTCCGCACAACAGCAAAAGCAGAGGGCGCATCAATCAATACTGAGTTCAGTCACAAATTGGCCAATTGCCAAAGTATTGCCGCCACCAGCTGTGACGGTCATGGCACCTGCTGGCGTAATGGTTCCGGCAAGACTCCCTGCAGTCCCTGCAGTTGTGGACTGAAGACTGCCAAAATTTGGGGTGTCTCCTGTTGTGATTGCCGAGGTTGGGACGGCATCACCCTGTGTGTATGACTGGCTAAAGCTGAAGGCATTGCCAGGTGTGTCTTGCGTTACAGAGATAACGCCAGGACTGTAAATGCCACTAGTAATAGCGCCAGCGGAAATAGTGTTCGCTGTAGTTCCGTCAGTAGTGTCTACGCCTGAGCCTGAGATGCTAAATGTGCTGCCAAGCCTGTCGGCAGTGGTCATTGCCCCTCCGACTTGAAGCTGCACTGAACTTTGAATTTTGTGAGTCAGATCAGCGTGAGCTGCTGGATTAAAAGCCAGCAACGTGACCAGAGGCAGAAAGCGCTTCATTTTAGTGGCTCCTTTGAGTCAATCTTAGGCGGCTGTTTTTTCTGTTGGTTTGCAGCTTTACGCTCAATACCAAACGATGCCATGGCCCCTGTGAGCAAGCTAGCCACAAAGGTGTTGTCCATTTTCATTTGAGGGAAAAATCCCAGGTATGAAACCGTCAGCAATGTGGCGCTCCATACCAAAACAGCGCATTTCACAATGTCCGCGATTGCTACGCCTTCTTTTTCTTGACTTTCTTGCGGTTCTGCCATGATGTAATCAGTGCTGAGGTCGAAGCATGGTTGAAGTCTGGGCTGCTGCAGCTGGTGCGTCAATCACCGTCGCTGGGCTTGGCATCACAGGACTGAAGCAGCAAAACCAACAGGGCAGAGACTCACTGGTGCGCTTGACCGTTGCTGTGGACAACCTCAGCCGTCAGCTCGATGTGCTGCATACAGACATCAGAAGCGTCAATCAAGAGATTTTCGCAAGGCTTGCTGAACTTGAGGCGTCAGTGGCAAGACTTGAGGGCCACGCGAACAGAAACTAGACTTTCAATAGTTGGAGAACTCAAATGTTCTTGATCTTCAAGCCAATCCTTTTTCGGTTTTTGCGGTCTGAAAGTTTGAAACGGTTGGTTGTAGATCTGATCAAGGCATACGCAAAATGCTCTGACAACACGGTGGATGATTCTGTGGCAGCCTTCTTAGAGAAGAATCTGTTCCCACCGACCATTGATAAGTGATCCGCAAGCGCGTCATCTTCACAGTGTTTTTGGGAGTGATGACGGTGCTATGTGGCGTGATGCTGACTAGCGCTGGCTTGATTTATTACACAGGTTTCCTTGATGGCAGGAAAGGTTGTGACGCGGCAGGATTAAACCGATGACGCCTCGCCTTGGAAACCTGATGGCGCTAGCACTTTTGCCGTTCTTCGAGTATTTCCGTGGAACGCCCCATCAAGCAGCAGCAGTAAAAGAGCTAGAAGATGCTCTACCAAAAGAGTTGTTAGCTGAGGATGCAGCGTGGTTCGAGGCGTGGAAAGCTAGTGGGATTGCTCAGAAAGCAGTTGTCCCTTATGTTCATCAACTTGATTTTCAGTACAAGGGTTATCGGCGGTGTTTAGACGCATCCGCAGCAATGCTGGCCATTATGTACGGCAAGGTGGGCAGCGCCGAAGAGTATGGCAAGGTGCGGAAAAGATTTGGCGACACGACCGACGTTTTAGCCCAAGTGAGGACACTCAGAGAGCTTGGTCTGAACGCCGAGTTCAGGAATGATGCTGATGGAGCGTTAGTTGAGGCAGAGATTGCCAGCGGTCGCCCTGTTCTTGTCGGTTGGCTGCATAAGGGCAACATGCTTCGCGGTGAGCCGCCTATGTGTGACTCGCGATCTTGCGGGCACTGGAGCGTAATTGTTGGCTTTGAGGGAACCGAATCAACCGGAAATGCACAGTGGGTGCTGCATGACCCAATGGGCGCTCCAGACATTGAGCGTGGTGGGCATCCACACCGCTATGGCGGCAAAAACGTCAGGCTGCAGCGTGGAACGTTTAAGCAACGCTGGCAAGTCGAAGGCCCTGGATCAGGCTGGGTGATCCTTGTGGATGACGAATGATTGGGGCACTACGCATGGTTCTCGCGCCATGAGTTAATTAGCAGGCCGGGTGCCCCTGGCAAGCCTGACTGACCCGCCAATGATGGTGGGAGATACAACGGTAAACAAAAACTGATCAGATGACAGCGGCAAAAGAGTTCAGACGGGCAAACGCATTGAGCGTCACCTACCGCAAGCCACGAGAAGGCCCGCCAAGTTATCTAGTGTGGGAGCCGCACAAGAGCTATATCTGCCTGACTAGGTCTGATGTGCTTAAGGCTGTGAAGTGGCCGAAGTACACGCCAACAGGAGCGGCGTTGCGCGAGTGGATGGACGAGCAGGAAGGGGTAACGGTTTCAACCTTGCAACCACCATCACTGACTAAAATTGAAGGTGGGATTGAGCAGTGAACTTTTACTGGCTGTGGTCATATCTCGTCGCGTTTTACAGCACGGTGGTTGTTGGTTGTGCGCAACCTGTCAACTGGGGCAACTGTTGGCCGCCGGACTGGCTAATTCACAGCGTGCATGATTACATGCGTGCAAGGGCTCCTTATTCCGAGGAGCGCAAAATCCTTCAATCCCTGAAAGCCAATGAGCTGGAACTGGATGAGCGTCAGACAAACGCTAGAGGAAGAGCTAACCCTTGAGCGGCAAATTCGATCGATCCACGATGTCGAAGATATCCACACGTTGCATGAACTGTGCAGTGCGCTTACTCGTCAGGCTTGG